ACAACATCTTTGTTGGCTTCAATGCCAGAATTCCATAATGTAGAGTTGTGTTCACATACTGGACATTGTTGATTCTTTGTGGTTAAACAATTATCGATCAGCCATCCGCCACTCCCCTGAAAACCATGAGAAAAAATCTTTACCCAAGGTAGGCCATCATCACCATCTTTTTCTGAAGCAGGAAGGAAACGAATCGTTGCCATTCCATTGCCCGCCTTATCAACTTCTGGACGCCAGAAATTATCTGATTTTTCACTGCCTTCGGAGTTTGTATTGAGTGCCTCAATGGCTTTTGATAACTTATCCAGATTACCGGATTGTCTTTTTAAATTTGCAAAACTCATTTTAATGCCTTTCTTTCGTATATAACGGAGTATAAATTTTATTAACGGAATATGTCAAGTTACTTCTCATAATCAACTTCATTATTATATAATACTTTCTCAGATAAATCAAGCGTATTTCCAAATATAACCACAATAATTTTCTTTCACACCCCTACAACAAAGAGAAATTTGATTATAACATTTTAGATTTACACTTCTTGCTGCTGAACGGATACCATCATGAGTATTTATAAGGTTACCATCCATATCATACTGATTTACTTTTTTACCTTTTAATTTGGTAAATATTTCAATATTCTTTTTTCTGTTACCTGCAATTGTTTTAGGTTTGTGTTTTTTGTTATAAAATGGATTTAATATACCCACTTTTTGTGATTGTACATTGGATAGATATTTTTTCATCTCATCTGAGTGTTGATATCCTAAACATCCTTCACCACCAAGCGTAACATTATATCCTTTACAATCAGAAAATCCAGTGTAAGTTCTATATTCACAAATAAAATAGTTCTCCATTACTTTTAGACAATGTTCTCCATCTAACGATTGATATAATACTTTCCAACTAAAATTATCCCAACCATATTTCTTAATGGCGTTATAAAAATATTGAGACCTATAATTAATATTTTTTTTGTGTCTTTCTTTCCTACTCGGCCAATCAGAATCGAATCCAATATAGGCTTTACCGTTAATGGTATTTGTTGCTTTATAAATTGTATATATTACCATATGAGTATTTGGGTATTGTCGGCCCATTTATGAATCACACCACCAATCTTTACCATCGGTAGTCATACCACAATCCAACGAAAACCAATTCATTTTGACTTCACCAACACTAAAGAAATGAGATACTTTTTTACCAAATTCTGTGAAACAGAACTGCTCTTCGAATTTTGTTTTATTTGGATTAGAAGGACACCAAAAATCTTCCAATAATATTAAACAAATACAATCAAAAACATCTTGCGTTTTTACATATTCGGTGAATAGTGTTTTATTATCGGGCCAATCCTCTTCATTATCCGATTCATAGTTGCCGGATTCAGACCATTTACTTAGTTTCTTATTAATGTAATCGGACTTAAAATAAACTCCCATATTGTCACCATTATCATTTGTCAGATACATTCTATACACTTCCTCATCGTAACCGAAATCGTTTTTTTCCATTTCTGGATAGATGTTTGGTGAAAACCATTCTTTAATAAATGGATTATACCAGTTTTGGTTATCTAAAGAAATAATCATAGGTTGAATATCAACACAATCTTCATACTTTTTCATTTTAATTTCCTATATGTGTACACCTAAGGTTGCCAAAGTTGTTACACAATCAGTATGAAGAATACCAATACCACCCTGTTGGCACCATTGAGCAATATTCTGTGGGGTGTCATCAATCAAAATACTGGTCGGACTGGCGTAAGATTTCTTCAATCTTTTACCCGGTACCAAATTTGGATTAAAATTAATTTGATGTTTCTCTAGCCATTTTAGTTTCTGTTCGGAGATATCTGCATGGCGTGACTGATTGGAAGTCGAGGAAAGAATCTCTGTAGGCACATCTAGACCTCTAAGAAATTCGATTAATTCCATTGCACCAGGCATTAACTCTAAAGTTTCAAATTGTCGGGTTTCAATAAAATGTGCAAAGTGTAAATCAAAGTCTTTTTTAGATACTTCAGATGGTACCACATTATATAAATCAATATATCGCTTATAAAAATGGCAAATTACACCATCCATGTCCAAGTAAATCATACTGATTTTTGGCTTAAGCATTTTCTTTAATATTCTCTCTTAAAATGTTTCTAAATTTGTTCTTGTCGTAATTCACAAATGGTATGTATTTCTGTATCGTTAACTTGTAAGATGGCCATATAATATCTTCCTGGATTCTCTCCTTCCACATAGGAAGAAGTTCCATCATATCAACGAGTATCACTACTGTTTCCAATGCAATACCACCTTGCATCATTTCTTTCAACAGCATTGGATAATCATTACCATTTCTTGGGTAAATCCAATCTAATGGGTGATGTTTATCCGACATATAAATTATATCATTCTCAAAGGTATAGGTCAAGCTCTGTTGGATTTTTGTCCACTTGGTATAATTCTCCTCACCATCTTGTAACATACTGCCGACCCACTTATCATTACCACTTACAAAGTTTGCCACATAGAAATCTCTTAATTGTTCTAGGCCATATTTACGGGAGAGTTTATAGAAATAGTATCGATCCTTTCGTCTAGTGAAAGTTTCTTTACTAACATTAGTTTTTCCATTATATCTTTGATAATCATACGAATCACTAGTGAAATGTAATTTTAATGCTGTATATAATTTAAAAGCTTCAAATCCTGTGTTTTCGGTCATAATATGTTATAAATAGGTGTGTATCGCCGGTGTTCAGACCGCATACACTCTAATATTGTAAAGGAATATCAGCATGATTATATATACAATCTACAAAATAGTCAACCAATTAAATGGTAAAGTTTACATTGGTTTTACTAATAACATAAACAGAAGGTTGTCCGAACACAAATTGCGCCATACGCATTATAAAAATAAATTTTATAATGCGGTTCGGAAGTATGGTTGGGATAATTTTATACTTGAAATTCTATATCAATCCAAAGATGGCCTGGACTGTAAAAATACAATGGAACCTTTTTTTATAAAAGAATATGATACTTTTGTTAACGGGTATAATTCAACTTCCGGCGGTGAAGGTGTTTTTGGTTATACACACAATAACAAAAGTATCAACAAGATGAAAAAACCAAAATCAGAAAAACACAAAAATAATTTAAAAGTATCTAGGAATAAAAGAACAGATTTACCGATGTTAGGTAAAAAACACTCAGAAGAAACCAAAATTAAATTATCAAAAATAAGTAAAGGTAAACCAAATATCAAGTTAATGAAAAAAGTTATGACTCCTGATGGTATTTTTGAATCTGTTACTGCTGCGGCCAAATATTATAATCACAATATTTTTTATATGTCCAGGAAAATTAAAAAGAATCCCGCTAAATTTTTCTTTATCTAAATTGGTAACCGGGAACTTTTCTTAATAAGGTTTAACTCTTGTGCTTCTTCTTTAATTCTGGCTTTAAGTGCGGAAGAAATCAAAGTGGCAGCCACCTCAACTTCTAATCCGGTTTCTTTACAATGATGACAGATAGCATCCATTAAACCTAATCTTTTGTCTAATGCCATTTGTTCAATCAACATACTAAATTCTTTTATTTCATCACGGGTTGGCATATTATATTTTTGTATAGAAAATGTGGTTACCTATTTGTTTAACGACCTTGGTTTTATTCCAGCCAGGATTTACATAAACCGCATGGTAAAACAATGCGTTTGTCTGTGCTATTATATCATGTAGAACCGCCTCTGTCAATGCTCTTTTAGCAATGATTACCGATTCTTCCCATTTATATTTGTCCATAGACATCGATACTGACATACAGGTCCATGAGAATTGGCAAGTGACAGAATTGGATGGTGTCGTTGTCTTTTGATATACCACAGAACAAATATCTTTTGGATAATTTGGATGACTTACACGATTCATAGTTACTTGTGCTACTGCCAATTTACCTTCATATGATTCGTGGGCAGCTTCATGGTAAATATTTTTAGCCAAGCAATCTACTTGTTTTTTGTAGTTTGCTGATACTTCTTGTTTTGTAGCATAGACGTAGATATCCGCAGAAATAGACGGTGCAGAAAATACCAAAGCGGTACAAATTATTGCAACTAAAATTGTTGCGAGTTTATTGCTGAGTAATTTGATGTTTAACATCATTTCTCCTTTTTGATTACGACCGATAATCTGGTCTTGGTCTCCAATTACGAATGTGATTTAAATGTGTGGAGTGTTAAAAATAGGTGAGCGTCACCTGCGATATTGAATGAATCCTAATTGCGTCAGATTCAGTTTGTAGTTTTATAAGCAAATCTCCTATTAATGTACTATTATATCATTATATTTAGGTAATGTCAAGCTTATTACTGATTATTACCATATAACATTATTGGTTTTTCTCTTATCCAACAAGTAATTATGTATTTGGTGCCTTCCAGAACTGGTAGTCCACCATGTTTAGATTTAGTTTTGATATTGGTATTATAATCATAATTAAAAAATAAAGCCGAACCTTTTTCTGGTTTCACTTTGATGTTTAAAAAATCGAAAGTGGTTTCACCTCCTGAAAAATCATCATTCAAATAGATAATTAATGTAGCCATCTTATCATT